TTTTGCTATCGCGTTGAGCTTGTCGAGGATTTCAGATTTGGCCTTGCCGCGATGCTCGATTGATTCGATCTCGCGCCCGGCTTCGATCCAAGCGCAGGACATGAGCTGGTTGACGAATGAGGCTGGAAGTTCATAAAGGATTTGATCGCGGGTGAGGTTGCATTTGCCGAGGGTGTAGATGATTACCGCTTCCGCGCACGGATCGCAGGCTTGCGCTTTTTGAGTGCCTGCGCCGGGGCTTTTTTTGGCACGGTCATGCTGGCGAAGTAGTTCTCGATCTCCTTGCTTGCGTGCGTCCAGAGAGCCACCAGAGCCTTGCTTGTGGACTCCATAAGGAAAGTTGTCACCCGAGCCTTTGCCTGCGCTCCTTTGACGTTCTGGAGGCTCTTAGGATCGGTTGTGAACGCGAAACAGATTTCAGCCAGGCTGTAATCATTGACGTTGCCCTTCTGCGTCATTAGTGGGTTTTTGCGCTCGGTGAGCCAATGGATATGGCCATAGGCACATGGATAGACTTTGTGTCCGGCGACTGTCTGCGGTGTTGCGTATGCGGGTGCTGATTTCATAGGTAGGAAAGGAGTTGAAGCTGTTTCGATTTCGGCAGCTTGCCGTCGAGCATCACAATCGATGGCCCAGCGTTGACCACGGTTTTAGGGATAGAGTTTTTCGCCCAGTCAATCGCTGCCCAGCGGTTCACGATGTAGCAGCAGATGTAAGTAAGAGGAGATTCGGGCAGTTCGTGCTCCAAGGCAGAGACTCGATCCAAGTCCTTGCGGATGCTGTCACGTGCAATTCCAAGGAAAGACGCTGCTTTTTCGACCCAATCAGATTTTGATTTCGCCCCGCGTGATTGTTCTATAAAGTCCATTAACAACAGGAATGGATGAGATGGACACTCACGCCGGAATGATTCCTTGTTCGTCCATGCCCTGTTGATCTCTTTTGTCTCATATTGCCCACATTCAGAGAATGAGTTGAGACGGAAGGATAGGTAATCATGCCCGTCGTCGGATTGGATAACCTCGGCAGGCTCTGGGAAGCACGGCGCGATACCGATGCTCATGCACGCGGCGAAAAAGTTGATGTCACCCGTGCGATGGGTCGAAAGTTGCGGTGTCATATTTCATGGGGTGGAAGAACTTAGGTGAGGCTAACCGGAGCGTTGGTCGCAACTTCGGGATGGAAGATCGCGGAGCAATCACCTGTCTCGAAATCGCTATTGACGCGTTTCAAGCTGGCAGCATAAACGACCACGCCAGCATTGGCGACTGCGGTTCCGAAGATGCCCTTGGTATTAAGTCCCATCGTATCGGCTGAACTGTTTGCAAGCGTCAGAACCGATGCGATGGCTGGAGTAAATCCTGCCGTCTTAGTCGTAACAACGCCGGAAAGTTTGATGTCGGTGCGTGGGTCAGAAAGCGTAAAGCCGACCGTCGAGCTGATGTGATTCTTAATGTCAACCTTGTCAGATTGGTAATCATAGGTGATTTCACCAAGAAAAACTCCGGTAGCCGTAGATTCATCGACGGTTCCAAAACGGGCGGAAGAAAAGTTGCGCGCAGCCATGTGCAAAGAATCACGCGAACGCTGGCGAAAGTCAAATTTCGCAGGCGACCGCGGTTACCTTCCAAGTCGTGACTCGATACCCGCCCTCTTCCGAGGTGATTGGCGCGTCGAGCAATAGCTGGAAAACGCGAATGCCGAGCTGCGAATCTATCCATGATTCAGCGTCGTAGGATTGCACCTGCAAGGCTAGGCTGTTGCGGAGGGTGTCATGCTCGGCCTTGGTCGTGGCTACCTGCGCCGTGTCGCCTGGCGTAGTCACTAGCTTCGTTTCCCACTCGACGGTGAAGGCGCTACCGTCCATCACGCCGCCAGAATCAAATCGGCTGACAGAATCCCCTTCGATGTAAACGCCGGGGTATGCCTTGTTCTCTTCGGTGTCGCGCATGGCGACCGGCAGGGTTGTCCCGCGTTGAATCCATCGTTTCCATGCATCCAGTAATTTGTCAGTGCTCATCGTGCTTTTCGTTTTAGTTTTGCCGCCATTGCGGATTCATACCACTTGATCGTCATGCGCCCGCCAGTATTGATGGCGTTGGTTGCGTCAGACTTCTTGAGAACGTAATCGGTGGAGACATAGGCCACGTTGTTAATAATCTTTCCAATCGGGTTCCAAGTGTCGCGTTGCAGGGTCGCTGTGCCGCCCGTCTGGAACTTGTGCGCGTAGCCAGCCACGTTCTTGCCGATGGTAATGCGTGAGCCTTTGCGCTGTTTTGCGCCGATTGCTTTGCCTGCACCGATCCAGCCGCCTTTTGCTTGTCCGGCTTTTTTCGCCTTGATTCGGATTGCTCCGTTGAAAGATGGGCGTGATGCAATGCCCTTCATGTTGCGCTTCATGGTGGGGACGCGGCCTTGTCGATTGGTGCGGTTGAGGTCAATGAAATCAGCCACTTCCTGCGGAGTTCTTAGTATTCGATCCGGAGTGAAAGTCACAAGCTCGCCGCTGATTACCAGCCCAGACAGCTTACCGCTCGCCACTCCGTTGACGTAGGTTTTCCGATCAACTACGAAGACCGCCTTGTTCGCGTCTTTTTTTATCGCGGTGATCTGCTTCTCTTTTGCCTTGGTATCGTCGCCCCATGCTTGGGTCCGTTTGGTTAGGTCGCGGCAGGTGGCTACCCCCCATCGACAAATCGCGGATTCGTTGCTTTCGCCAAAGTTATTGGCAAGCGCGCGCATTTGGCGAGCGATTCCCAAGGTGTCCACGTTGGCGCTTAGCATTCCGCACCTTTGCCCGATGGCGGGCGAAAGTAAAGTTCAACCCTGCCAGCGGTCGAGGTCAGGGAAAAGACGCTTGATCTTGATGAAGTTGTTCGGGCGGTAGAACTCGTCCTTGTGGCGCAGGCAGATGCCCTCGCCGCCGCGTGCTACGATGTCGGTTTCCATCTCGTCTAGCTCGGCATGGTCGGCAAGCGGGGCGTGGCTGATGACAGTGCAATGAGCAGGAAGTGTGAGCTTTTCGAGAGCCTTGATCCGGTCGGCGGTTGAAACGCGAAGGACGGCCATATCAAAGATCATGAACCGAATACCGTGCCAGTTACCGCCCTTGCGCTGCATCGCGGATTGAAGCTCGGCAAACGTTCCGTTACCCATCCACAGCTCGCCGTCGAGCCTGACTGCTGGCATTCCTGCCTTGAACCATGCGGGCGGGTTGAGGATGTTTCCGTGGCGGGTGATGAACTCCGATCCTGTCCAGATTGCCCGCACGCCGTCGAGCTTTTCGCTGGCGAGGTAGGCGGTGATGTTGTCGGGGATTTCGTTCACGGCCTCAATATCTAGGCAATGCCGAAAGAAGTAAAGAATTATTTTACGAAGATTTGTTGGTAGATACCAGACCGATTGAGACGAAGGACGTTCCCTTGCTGATCGAGGAAATGCGCCACGTCTCGCTGCGTCCGACTGCCTTTTTGCCGAGGTAGGTTGTTGCCGCTGCCGTGTATGCTGCTGCAAAGGTGGATGTCAGGACTACGAAGTCCATCATGCCGTCGCGCTCGAATCCGCCTTCCTCGTAGTCCCGCGAGTTCCGGGCTTCGTTGTATGTTCCAGCGATTGCCGTTCCTCCGTTGATAGCCAGCGTCTCGGTTCCGATGACGGTTTGCGCGATCGGTGCAACGGCTGCGATGAAATCACTCAGAATGGACATGGCTGAGGATTGCCGGAAATGGGGCGAAAGTCAAAACTCTACTGAACCGGCTCCGGCGCGGCGGTGGTCGATGCGTTGTGCCGGTAGGTGTGCAAGACTTTATCAATGTGGTGCGCTGTTCTTATACGCTTTCTGGCCTGCAAACACCACACCAAATCTTCGCCGAAATTAACTTCGGAAAAAAGACAACCCGCCACAACATCCCGCCGCCACGCGCAAACGTGCCACGGTGCGCGAAGGGTGATGCCGTTCGGTGTGAATGCCTTGTCTTGGTTATTAACTCCAAAACAAACCTTTGATTCCAGACCATTGTAAATCGCTCGCTGCTCAAAAGTGATTACGTCAGCACCTGATTCCATGGCTCCCAGCAAACTGGAAACGTAGTCCTCTGAGATGTCGTCATCATCATCTACAAAGGCAATGTATTGCCCGCGCGCGATGTCAACCAGTGCCTGTCGCTTTGCGCCGATGCTGCGCTTGCGGTTGTCACTCAGGATCAGGTGCTCGACGGGCTGCCCGCCGATCTGTCCATCGATCTTTTGTTGTAGGGCTTGGAGCTGCTTCTCGCGCCCGGGTATCGTCGGTGTCAGTATTGATAGGATCATTGCTTTTGTTTTTTCTGAAAATTGCGTCGTAGTTGTTTCGGTATGCCGGTGCATCGCCCAGCCTGTGCCAGTCGCCTTTGTGGGTTTCGCTCATACGGTTTGATTTCTTACCCAGCATCGACCGACAACGTGGTAATTGATGCCGGATTCTTGGACTGCTTTGAGAACGCCCGGCACGTCGATGTCATGGCCGCCGAAGAAACCTTCGGGCTTCACCTTGGGCAGCCATGCAGCGATGTCAGCCTTGACGTTCTCGTAATCGTGCGCTGCGTCGATAAAGATGCCGTCGGCTGATTTGTCAGGCTGATGTTTTGATTCTGCCACGCTTTCATTCCGGCACTTGGTGATTTTGCGGGTGCCGCAGTTTTCTCGGAACTCATCCCACACGTCCACTTGCCCGGTGTCGGGATCACCTGCGAACGTGTCAACGCAGATGAGGGTTGCTGATTTCTTGCCGATGTCGTCCAGCCGATCGCGTAGGTAGATCGCGCTTTTGCCCTTCCAACTGCCGACCTCGATAAACGTCCCGTCGGTGGGCAGGGTTACAGCCACATGGTCATAAACCTCGGCAAAGTCGAACCATCCGTCAATATCGGATGACACTTTCATTCCGGCCAATAGCCGAGCCAAGATACCTATGCCGATCTCGTAGTTTGCCGGGTCGTTGCTGCGGGCGTATGTTTCATCCATCTCTGCCTTGTCGAACGCAGGGTGCATGTGCTCAATCACAATCTCTTTCGCCTCGATCACCACGCCGTCGGCATAAGCTCGGTTGGTGAAATAGTTGTCGCTGAACATGCTGAAAAACTCAGGGTGAAACATGTAGCCCTGCGCCTTGTAGCGTGCGCGGGTCAGGATCGCCATGCAGAGCAGGTTGTCGGTGCGGTGGCCGTCGCTGATCGCAAGCACGGCGGGCTTCGACGTGTCGCCGATGGCCGCCAGTATCAGCTTATCCCAGTGCATCGGCGGTTCCCAGTCGTCAGAAAGTTGGATGAGGATTTCACCCTTGGAAAATTTCGCCGCTTCGTTCCACGCTGCCACCGGCCCAGCACCGGGATTGATGATGCAGCGAGCGTTTGCCAGCGCAAAACTTTCGTAATCATCGTCGTCTATGGCAAAGATATGCTCCACCGCGTCAGGATTGGCTGCGCTGCGGAGCCAGTTCATTCGACAACGCCACGCTTGCGCTGGTCGGCCTCTGGTTGCGTGCAGGAGGCTTATTTTAGCTCCTGCACGAATGAAGTGGTTAGTTTCTAGCGCATCTGCCTCTGCGCGCCTTCCGTTGACCCTAAGAGCCATTCCTCGCAGTCCGATACCAAGCGCACCGTAATATGGCCGGCGAAGGTTCCAAGGCGGATTCTGAGGCATAGAAAGCCCCAACATGGCCTCAGTCCAGCCTAGTGCTGCTAACGGGTCACAAATAGTATTTGCCAGCCCCAGCTCGCCGTATGCTTCACGGCGGCTCGGATCGGTCACGAGTGCTTGCGTGAGCATCTGCATTTTTACGGCTTCGTCACCAGTTAGCCTAGCCAGTTGGAAATACGCCTCATAAAGCTCGTTTTTGCCGACTCCATCTGTTTGCACAAAATCCAATGCTTCGGTAATGGCTTCGGCATTACGATCCAGCGCAATCAGAGATTGGAACGTGTGGAATCGTTGGCTGATTGTTCGCTCCTCTTTAGGTATTGATTCGAGAATGCGGAGGTTGCGCTCGTCCCTAGATGCGCTGCGCTTCTCACTGGCATGAACGATTTCAGCGCCATCAAAGCGCATGTGTTTCGTCCCCTCATTAAATTTGAGGCATTCATGCACCGGATTCTCCCACCTGGCAGAACCTTTGCGCCAGATCCGCTCCCGCCAGTTTATGATGTTATCCTCCGGCACGACGTAGCGCATAAGCACCCCGTCAACATCCTTGCCGTCAATGTCCTCAAGTAACCGGCGGATCTGTGAAATAGAATCCGCAGTGATCACATCGTCGGTGTCTGCCCACATGAGCCAGTCGCCGGTCGCAAGATCGAGGGCTGCGTTGCGGGCTGCACCGAAGTCATCGACGTGCGGCCAGTCGTGGACGTTGTGATATTCGCCAATGACGCAGCCGCGATCCCATGCAATGTCCAGCGTGCCGTCTGGCTCTTGGTTGCCGATTGCCCTCACCACGATGATCTCGTCGGCGATCTTCTCGAAATGGTCGAGGAAGCGGGTGATGTAGTTCTCGGCGTTGCCGGTGATGACGCAAAGGCTCAATTTCTTTTTCATAATTTCTTGGGACTATGTAATGCAGGCGAGGGCAGCGGTGCAACACAAAAAACCGCCAGCCCCTTGCGAGGCTGACGGCTGAGACACAACCGAGGGAGATTATGGTTTGGTGCCGAATGCAAGACCAAGGGTGAGGCCGGTAGCGGTTCCGTAAAGGCACTCGAAAGCACCATACATCACGCCGGATGCCTGATCGTAGCTGCGGCGATAGCCCATGACCATGCCCGAATCGTTAGTCACGCGCTCGACTGCTGCATATTCGCCAGATACAAGCGGCTCAAGGTAGCGCATTGCGACCATGATTGCATCTGGATGAGCTACGAATGCAACCAGCGAAGTGGAAGCGGTCGGCAGGATGTTGGTTTCATAGGTTGGGAAACCGACAAGCTGGCCGAGCGTGCCTTGGCGTGCTGCATTGTTGTCACCGATTGCGTAGGCTTGAAGCACGTTGGTGTTTCCAAGAAGTGCGGCACCCACAACGGTGTTGTGGATGAAAGAGCAAACGCCCGGATCAACATCTACGTTGCGACCAGCAAGAACTGCGCGGAGTGCGATCAGTTGGGCGAGTCCGTAGTTGGATTCGGAAGTTGTAACCGATGCAGCACCGAAGTTGGTGGTAGTGATCAGTTTCCAGACGTTTTCCAAAACCTTCTGACCCAATGCACGACCAGCTTGAGCTGCGATTTCGTCAAAACGTGCTCCAGAAGAATTTGCATTCTGGAGATCGGTGATGTCGAAAGTGACAATGTTGTGCTGATTCAGGTTTACGGTGTTGTGCGTAACCGCTCCGCCACTGGTTTGGTAGTTGGCAGTTGAGGCATTGAAAGTGGTAGCCGTAAGTGCAGAGATGAAAGGCACAACAATCGCATCACCTTTGCGGGCGGTTTGATTATCGAGTGATCTCGAAAATGCACGAAGCGGGGCGAGCTTTGCGGTGAAGGCTTTTAGGGCTTCTTCTGCAAAGATTGTATCGTTGAATGAAATGGTAGCCATTTGATTTAGTTAGTTGGAGAGTTGTGAACGGATTTCAGCAGAGTGCGCGGCGTAGTATTCGCTGCGCTCTTTGCCTGTAAGTGATTGGAAGGTTTCAAGATGATTTTTAGGTGCTATTGATGGGGCCGCTCCTAGATCCAGCGGCTCGCCGTGTCCCATCGCGGCCAGCTTTTGCGCTGCGGCTGTGTCGATCTTCTCGGCG